ATATATTCTGGAACTGTTGGCCCTGTCATATCTGGTAAAGCATTATCTAAAACTTTGGGCATCATACCTTGTACATTGTCCAAAACTTCATTCATGACTCTAGCCTTGAACTGCTCACTGGTAACAAAGCGGTAAGCATAGTATGAACCGCCCAACATTGACAAGGTTAGAAAAAGCGACAACAATGAAGCTATCTGACAAATCTTTTGAAACATGGTTAAAGAGGCAATACTGAAAGCGATTTCTCACACTCTAATTATATCAATGCTGTTAATTATTCCCACTCTTGGGCCTTTGTACATTTTGGGTGGTATTATGACCAGACAAATGGAAAAGATTAATTAATCAGCTGGGTCGGCTGTGTTTCCCTCTGCTACCCACTCAAGATACTCTTGATAATCTCTATTATCTTGGTCATAAGGAATATATGTCATAGTTTCAACTTTAATTACTGATGATTGTTTTCCAAAAGTATCTAAACTATTTAGTTTGTATTTTTTTGCCATAATTAAACCTCCGCAGTAAAAAGATAACCGCCAGTAGTATTCATATTAAATAGTCTGATGGCCTCATCATTACTTAAATTACTACCTGTTACTTTAAGCGCAACCATATTTCTACCAGCTTGGTCAAGCACAATAGCTGTTGGTGCATAGTCTCCACCGTCTCTAGTATAGTTAAAATCACTTGCTGAACCAAGCAGAGTAAAACTTGGTGTTGATCTCATAGTCACTGTTAATCTATGTGGTACAAAACCAAGCGTATTATATATTGCATTTCCTACAGACATACAATCGTAAGTTCCATTAGATGCTCCAAGTTTTTGACAATATCGTTGGCACTTTAATAATTCATCGCCAAATGACCTGAAATCAAACGAAGTACCTACACTCCCCACTTCAATTTGCACTCCTGTAATTTCAAATGTTGAATCGTTTGTTGTGTACCATGTGGTAGTGTTATCAGGTACTCTTACAGAGCTATTGTAAGCTACCCAAGTATTAAGATTTATAGTGCCTGTATATCCTGATCCGAAGTAAGGCAAAATGTTTAATTGAAACCCATGACCATTATCATTATCAATTTGTAGATTAGAATTACCTGAGATTGTTTTTGTCACTTTAGTCCAAGTATCTGCACTTAATGAACCAGTTTCAAAAGGATAAAGGTAACTTGAACCATCAATAGTTCGCACATAACCATAAAAATTTTGTGCAACACTTGATTTTACCCAAAATGAAACTGTAATAAAACTTGAATCTGATTTATAATTCCAGCCGCTAGTAGCAAAGTCTTGTCCTTCAAAAATACTCTGAATCCAAATATATTTTGCTGCCCCTGCTCCACTTGTTTGGTTGCCATTTGTTATTTTTAAAGATTTTCTAAAACCTAATGTATAAGGTGTAGTACCACTTGCTACATCAGCTTGTGCTTGAGTTGGTGCTTCATCGACTCCAGTATTGTAAACAGCAAATCTATCAACAGTTTGCATACCTGTTGCTGTAGATGATAAGCCACGTTGAGCTATTCTAAAATCTCCGTTGATGACAATATTTTTACCTTGTCTGTTGGTTAAATTAGCAGTTGCCGTTCCATCAGAATTATGAATAGTTAAGGCTGCACTGCTAGCACCGACTCCTTTTACACTATTGACTTTAATTTCAGACATAATTAACTAGGTTTTGGGTTAGCGTCTTTAACCGCTTTAATGTGGGTAGCCCACGTTCCAGTTGTATCTAGTTTACCAGCGACCAAATCGGCATACAACATATCTAATTGATTTCCAAAACTATCATAAGATTCTCTTCTCTTTGATCTATAACTATCATTTTCTAGATCCCAAGCACCTTGCAATGCAGCGAGTCCATCAGTACATTGTTTTTCAGTTGGCTTAGTTCCCCCATCATGCACTATTAAGTTTGCATAGATCTTATTTTTTGAATCACTCCACCCGAACCATGCACCTGTTCTGACAGTAACTAGATAATCTTCTATGTGATCTGGCCTACCTGTAATAAAATTCATTTTAAGTATCTGCTATTTTTTTAAATATAAAATAACTATAATTCACATTAGTATCTCCTTTCATATATGTTGATGTATTATCAGGAGAAAAATGAAACTTCACTTTATCATTACTTGTATCTGTAATATCTATAACATAAGTAAACTGTGCAGTTGCCCAAGTGTATGAACTACTATTATATTGCTGGTCATAAGCGTGTACTGAGTCATTCCAATTACTTCCATTATCTGTCGTTGTGTACATATAAAAACGTAATTCTCTGTTGCTGAAATTGTTAGTATATGCAACTACTTGAGCATAAATTTCATAATACCCTGTAGAGGGAAATGTCCAAGTACCAGAAGAAACTGTCATTCCAGCATTTAGCAAACCATTTCTAGCATTATCAACTCTTTCTAAATTATTTTGAATAGGCTCTTGATCGCCTTGTGAGTTTGTTGTTACTCTATACTGATCTATCATTGTTACCCCAGCAGATGTAGCAGCAAACTCAAGTTCTGCGTTTGTTGAGCTATGGTTTGCACTAGCAACTGATAATACTTGACCAGCCGATCCAGTTGTAGATGGCAGTTTTAAAGTTATATCAGAGCTAGGATTAGCTGCTGGACTATTTATAATAGTGCCATTTCCTGATGAATGTTTTAATTTGATACTTGCCATATTTAACTAGGTTTTGGGTTGTCAGTTTTAACCTTTTCACAGGCTGCATAATATGCCTCTAGTTTAGTAGAATCTCCTTTACTATTCCAGTACATAGCGTCAGCAAAGTCCTCCAAAGGTGGGTACAAAGGTTGCCTGTCATCTTTATATTTAACTTTTGCATATTCAGAATCTATAGTTGCTCTTGCAGTATCTATTTTACTTTGCTCTAAAGTAATTGACTTACCATCTTTATCAAAAGCACCTGTGCCATCATCAACACTTACAGCATCAGGATATGCTTTGAAAATAGCTTGATGATCTAAATACATTATCCAGCTACCTCCATAACTGTAAGAGTTGAAACATACCTTGGGTTAGCAGGGCCATTTCCATCTTGTTGTGTTCTATTTATATGCAATGTCCCTGAACCGTTTGTGTCGGGATTTGACCCTTGTAATTTTATGGTATGTTGATTTGCGTCACTTGCATCTACTAAACAATTAATAGCTACACTGTAATTTGCATATGATTGTCCAGTGCTTATATAACCATTACCACCATGCGCCCTAGGTCTTACACCAGAGGCATCACCTAGAGATATTTCAGTTCCATTTACAACTACATGAACCTGATGTGTTGTCCCATACTGAACAGCATATTGGACTTTTCCTGTAATATAAAATTTACTTGAAGCATTTCTTGGTGTGATATTAAGAGTTAATCCAACAATGTCTGAAGGTGTTGCATTTGCTGAAATGCTTTGTGTGTCAGTTTTTGTTGCTGATTTAACTTGCAAAGGTACGTCTGCTGGAAAAGACGCACCAGCTAGTGCTTTTGTATCACTAATACCACCTACAGCCAAACCAGTAATTGTATTTGCAGATCCGTTAAGTACTAAAGCCATTATGGAATCGTTACAACTGAAGGACTATTTATTGTTAGTGTAGCACCACTAGCAACTGTGAGAGGGCCAGCGACTAAAGCGTTATGATTTGATGAAATTGTGTAACTTGTATTCATTTCATTTTCAGATTCAAAGAAAATTTGTTCACCGCCTCCACCAGTACC